ATTATCTTGAGGAGAACGGATGTATCTCAGCCTATCAACAAGGTCTTAATAAAATCCTGTACGCCCCGGCTGACAATCGGTGTTTGTTCTTTATGAATGAGAACAAAGGTGCCGTGGGTAGATCCATGAGTGGTGCCACCCCTAAGTGGATGTCCTATGGGGATACCTCGGGTGTATTAACGGTTGGTACGGGTGACATCGGTGTTATCGTCGAAGATGCGCCGTCTGCTTGTGCTGTTTCTACCCAAGAAATGTACACTGGAATAGCCATTTTAGGAACAAATTTGAGTACAAAACAGAAACAAAGCCTTAAAAACTATAAGAAAATAGTAATATGCCTTGACAACGACGCTAAAGGTAAAGCTATAAAGTTGTTAAGACAATTGCAGGGTTTAGTTAATTGCACTGTTAAGTTCATTTCTAAAGACCTCAAGTATTGTCCAAAGGAAGAGATTGTTAATGTAATAGAAAGCCCGAGACTATAGGTGCGGGAAGTTAATGGAGGCTAGAGAACTAAAATGAAGTGTAGAGGAATTGTTGTAATCGATTACGACTTGCCAGATGGATACAAGCAAGCCGCAATTGAGCAGGAAGCTCTCGAACAAGCTATTCGTGAGTTGGTTAAGGGAAACCCCAGAGTTGTACACTCCGAAGTAGATATCAAAGAGCGCCGGGGGGATAACAAGCCCGATATAAAGAAGATGAAATTAAGAAGTAGTTAATAGATTAATATATTATTTGTTTGGCCCTGTCGAAAGATGGGGCTTTTTTTTGTCTGGCGTTCGTGTTACCTTATAGCTCAACTATAACTTAACTATGCGATAGCTATGGACATAAGAATACTTAAATCACTATTATCATTCGACTTTTATAACGAAAACAAATCAAACCTATCTAAGAATCTATTCGAGGATGAGATCCAAGACGCCTATGTCACGATCTCTCAAGCCCACGAAAAGCATCAACATGATCTAATCCCTGCCGACATCATGGCATTGTGGCAAAACCAGAACCCGGTAGCTACTCGGTCTGACCAAGAAGCCTTTGCTGGTATCGTAGATCTAATTAATACAATAGACCCACTTTCCCCGCCTGTAGTAGCCGAGGTCATACAAGGCCTATGGCAACGCCGCATTGGAACTCGGATAGCTAACCTCGGCATTGAGGTGGCTGATGGCAACACAACTGGGATGGATAGATTACACCAACTGCTTAATGAATCGAAGGAAGGCTTCATGCCTACTGACTTCGGTGAGCCTACAACCAAAGATATACACGAGCTACTGGCCGGTGTTACTGACGATAACCGCTGGGAGTTTAATATATCCACGTTATCTAGACATGTGTACGGGATAGGTGCCCGGGAGTTCGGGTGCGTGTTTGCTTTACCTGAGACGGGTAAGACAGCATTCCTAGTCAGTATATGTACAGGCCCCGGTGGGTTCTGTGAACAGGGTGCTAAGGTTATCTATCTAGGTAACGAGGAAGACACAGGGCGTACTATGCTCCGTGCCATCCAAGCACACGCTGGTGTTACCCGGGAGCAAGTAATTGCTGACCCTATGAAAGCCAGACGTAAGTTTAACGATATTGAAGATCTGTTTGACATGAACGAGATACAGGACTGGGACTTGGCTAAGATAGAAGCCTACGTCGAGAAAGAACAGCCTGACATTCTGATCATAGACCAAGCAGATAAAGTAAACATTGGCGGTAACTTTAACGCAGGGCATGAACGTCTGCGTGAGTTGTATCGTCGATTGCGTGAGACCGCGAAGAAATTTGACTGTGCCCTACTCGCGGTAAGCCAAGCCAGTAACGACGCCAAAGGGCGTACCCGTTTATCGGGGTTCGATATGGAAGGCAGTAAGATCGGCAAGATGGCCGAGCTAGATTTATGTATTGGTATCGGCAAGCATGAGGCTGGAGACGTTGATGACTCCGAGCCCGATACCTCACGTTACCTAACCGTCAGTAAGAACAAGCTGAGTGGTTGGCATGGCACAGTAATTTGCAACATACAGCCGGAGATCTCCCGGTATGTGGAGTAGATATGCTGATAAGACTATCGAAGCAGGACGCCCATAGCTCAAAGATATTGGGTGCAGATACAGTAAAACTTTGTGAGATGCAGGGTTTTAAACCAAGACTGGAGAATGAAAGCCAGTCCCGGGTAGAAGCTAACATCTACGGCTTCAAGGCCGAGTTTGCTGTAGCACGACTGCTAGACCTTACACCCCCGACGATCAACGTAGTCAGTGATGGCGGCGTGGATCTCTGGTGCGAGGACACTTCGATAGATGTAAAATTTACTAACTCAGAATATGGCCCACTGGTCTTCGATACAGTTCCGAAGTTCCGTGCCCAGATAGCTGTCTTGGTAGGGAGAACCGAAGATCCAAACGAGATGCGGATCAACGGATGGGTAGATCGCAGGACGTTCAAGAAGGAATGTAGCCCCGTTAATTTCGGATACGGTGACAGACTGAAGATGGAACACGAGGAGTTGTTCCCGATTGAAACCCTGTGGAAACGATTAATGGAAAATAAATTTAATAAAGGGGAATAATGTGAGTGTAGTAATAGTATTGGACTTAGAAACAACAGTTCAATTTGGTGAGGAAAAAAGTAAGGACAACAGCCCGTACCATCCAAAGAATAGAATCGTCTCATCTCATTGGAGAATGATTGAAGACGGAAAGATAGGTGAAGCGCGTAGAGCGATCTTTAACCACAACGAACAGCACGGCCTGAACGCCGATAGCAGTGAGCCCATGAAGCGAGACCTTAGCCGGGCTGAATTAATTGTATGCCATAACGCTAAATTTGACGTGTCCTACTTATTGGAGTCAGGTTTCAGTATACCAAAAACGGTGTACGACACGATGATTGGTGAGTACATCCTTGCAAGAGGACAACGACAAGAGTTATCACTCAAGGCCACTGCTGAACGCCGGGACGTTACTCGTAAGAAGTCCGACCTTGTAGACGGGATGTTCAAATCGGGTATAGGTTTCGAGGCCATGCCACTGGCTACGGTTATAGAGTATGCAGATGCCGACGTGCTATCAACTGCGGAGATCTACCAAGCCCAGCAAAAAGATCTTACAAAAGAATCTAACGTCGGCTTACTCCCAACCTTTACTCTAATGAATGAGATGTTGCTGTTTTTGGTGGAGCTAGAGCGCAATGGTATTGCAATAGATACCGATACTCTGGGTGCAGTAAAAACACAGTATGAAGCTGAGAAGGTACAGATAGAGAAAGATCTCGATGCTATCGTAGCTGACGTGATGGGCGACACGCCTATCAATCTAAACTCTGGTGTGGATATGACCGCCGTAGTTTATTCGCGTACAGTAAAGGATAGGAACTATCATAAGAATGCATTCAACATAGGCGTCAATGCCCGGGGCAAACCTCTGCCACCCCCTCGTATGAATGCTAGTAAGTTTGCTAACACAGTCCGCAAGTCTACTCGCCGGGTAATGAAGACCATAGCCAATCACTGTGATGTTTGTGAAGGCAAAGGTAGGCTACAGAAGATTAAGGTAAATGGTGAGCCATACAAGAACCTATCTAAGTGTACTCATTGTGACGGCCGGGGATACACCCTAACCGAGACAGGGCAAGTGGCCGGGCTCAAGCTAGTACCTACCCAAGCTACTGATGCCAGCATCAACGGATTTAAAACAGATAAGTTAACGATCAAGAAGTTGATTGCTCAGGCCGAGGCGAAGGACAACTTAAAAGCAATAGAGTTCCTTACTAAGACTTCTAGGCTAAACGCTATCTCTACTTACCTAGACTCGTTTATTAAGAACATCGAAGGATCCACCCGTGCGGATGGGATACTCCACGCGCAGTTTAACCAGTGCATTACTCGTACCGGTAGACTGTCCTCTTCTAATCCTAACTTCCAAAACATACCCAAGGGCCATAAGTTTCCCGTACGGAAAGCCGTACACTCTAGGTTTGACGGCGGCACGATTATGGAAGCTGACTTCTCTGGGCTAGAATTTAGAGTGGCCGGGGAACTTTCCCAGTGCCCTACTGTCATCGAGCAGATACTGGATGGGTTCGACGTACACAAACAAACCGCCGCTATTATTAATCAATGCTCTGTTGATGATGTTGATAAGACTATGAGACAAGCGGCAAAGGCGTATACGTTCGCGCCCTTATATGGAGGGATGGGTGCTAATGAGCCCCCGCATATACAGGCCTACTTCAAAGAGTACTTCAACATCTACAAGGGCCTAGCACTCTGGCACCGTAAG